GACTACCAACTTCTTGGCGTCCAGCGCAGCGCGTAGCTCTTCGTCGGTCAGCGTGTCCGGGTTACTGAGCTTGTCCAGATTGTCAAAGTCGGTCGCGATCACGTCATGGGTGAACTTCTGCAGTGCGCCGCAGTTTGCTTTGGCCTTGCACCACTGGCACTGGGGCTCACCGGGTACGCGCTGGGCGTGCTCGTCCTGCGTCATCTCGGCCCTCTGGCTTATCCACTCGCCCTTTTTGAGCAGGTCCTCAATCGACAGCTCCCACACACTGATGTGATCCAGCCGGGGCTGCACGATGATGATCTCGACCGTCTGGATGTCGTACAGATAACCGTATGCGGCGTAGGCCCCCAGCGCGTACAGGATTCCCTGTGCGTTGTCCTGCGCCTCCACCCGGTGGCCTTTGCCGTACTTGAGATCGATCACGCTCATCTTGGTCTGGTTGAGCACAATCGCGTCGGAGGTCCCAAACCCATCCGGCACCCACTCGCTGAAATCCACGCGCTCCTCATACATCTGCTCCCCGCCCAGATACCGCACGACATCCACGTACACCTGCACCGCGTCGGCCATCTCAGGCGTCACGCTGTAGGCGTTGTTCTCCAGCAGTCGCGTGCCGATCATGTCCGAGCAGTCCGTACCGCCCACCAGCGAGATCTCCCCCAGCTCATGCGCGGCGGTGCCCTCCTGCGCAAACGTACTGGTGGTGTCGGGTATTCCGTCCTCGGCCTTTACGCTGCCGGGGCAAGCCAGCCAACGGTGTGCGCCGGAGGCGCTAAGTTTTGCGTGTGTGGTCATAGTAGTTTCAGCCTTTCGAGAAGCGCCTTACGGTCAGCCACCGGCACGTCCTGTATTTTCAGTGCGCCCCCGAAGCTGGAGATTATCGCCACCACCTCGGGTTTCCGGTTGGGGTCTGGGCGTGTGATGGTCATGCACACATCCTGCAGCATGGCAATGGAGACCTCGTCGTCGGGCTTGGGTTTAGCTGGGATGGGCTTTTCTGGTTCCGGTTCCGGTTCAGGTTCTACTTCTATCTCTAGTTCCGGTTCCGGTTCTAGTTCTGGTTCTGGCACGGCGGGGATAGGCGCTTCGGCCTGACGCATCTGCCTAATCGGTCGCGGCTGGGCGTTGGTTTTGAGCACCTCCACCAGCGCTGCGATCTGTGCCGTGAGTTCGGCAAGTTGGGTCTCTAGCATTTTAATTTTCCTGTTTTGGGTGTTGTATTGAACCGTGATATTAAGCTACGCTTCACCTCCACGTCAACAGGAAGGACAATATGATACGCGAAATAATAACGCACCTCGGGGGCACCACCGCTACGGCCACGGCCCTTGGCGTTGCGCCGTCGGCAGTCTCGCAGTGGATCAAGGAGGGCCGCATTCCGCCCCAGAGGGCTATCGAAATCGAGGCGCTCACGGGCGGCACGTTCCGCGCCGTTGATATCTGCAAGGAGCCAGCCGGTGACCACTAAAATGCAGCTCTTCCCGGTTCACAAGGTCTACGACAGCGAAAAACAGAAGTGGAAAAAGCACCCGGCAATCCCACGCGGACAAGACTGGCACACTGTCGTTTGCACCCCAGAACAGCTGGCACGGGCCGAGAATCTGGGGGCTGTTATCCCAGCAGGCCGCGTTGTCATCGATCTGGACACGTATAAAGGTGTCACCCGTGCGATGGTCGATGCGGCCCTTGGCGTTGCCCTTGACTGGGACGCGGCGCAGCTGCAGACCACGGTGGGCGGGGGCGAACACTATTGTTTTGAGCTGCCAGAGGGCGCGGAGGCGCGGCAGGGCGACTCGCTGTTGGGCGTGCAGGGGTTTGACACTCGATCTGCGGGCAAGGGCTGGATCTGCACTGGCGACGGGTACAAGAACCTGTCTATGTTCGGCATGCCCGAGGCTCTTTATATAGAGCCTTTCCCCATGATTCCAATGGCCGCACTGGATGCGCTTAACGGTAACGTCGTTGCGATACCCGAGGTGCTCGATGAGATGGTGATCAGTGACGTGGACGTGCGTGATCTTGAGTTCGCGATCAATCATCAACGGCTTGACGGCCTAACGCTGGAGGACCTTACGGCTTACGTCTCTAAAATACCCCCGGCTGACCTTGAGGCTTACGGCACATGGCTCAAGGTGGGCATGGCCCTGCACCACCAGACCGATGGTCAGAAGGAGGGCTTCGTCATCTGGGACGCATGGTCCAAAGACAGCTCCCACTACAACTACTCAGAGTGCCGTGAGAAGTGGCGCACCTTCGCCAATCGCGAGGGCATCACCAAGCCCACCCGGTTTGACTACGTCATCAGCCGCGCCGGTGGTCGGGCTGTTGTTGACACGGCTGGTGCGGCGGCTGCGCTCGTCACCACCCTCGACGACCTGCTCGCTCGCGCCGCTGCTGTCGATACGCTCGAGGACTACACCACGTTCAAGCGCGAGATCCGCGCCATCGATCCTTTCCAGCTCCCGCTGGACGGTCGGCGTATGATCGCCAAAGAGCTGCACGATGCGTTCGGCAAGGCCAAGGGTCTGAGCGTCGCTGACATCCGCAACGAGTTGGTGCCTAAGAAGCGTGGGGCTGGGGCGGGTGCCGGTGCTACCTCTGGCGCTACGGTTGATCAGGACGGCAACAGCGTCCTGCCAGAGTGGGCCGCACCGTGGGTGTATATAGAAGTCACCTGTGAATTCGCGCACACCGAACTTAACTACGCGATCAGGCGCGAAGCCTTTAACGCAAAGTACGACCGCCTGCCTGACGTGATGATGTCTGAGAAGCAGGCGTCCTCCTACTGCCTCAACGACCTCAGTATGCCGACGGTCGTGGACACCATCTTCTGGCCCGGTGCCGGTCGGCTATTGGAGGTCGAGGGGAAGCAGATGCTAAATACGTATCACAAGTCCGGCGTTACGCCTTGCGCGGTAGGGGATCTGAGCGTTGAGGGTCAGGCCGCCATCGACCTGATGTTGGCGCACGTAGACTTCACCATTGCTGACCCGCGTGAGCGTGAGATACTGCTCGACTTTCTCACCTACGTGTACCAGAACCCCGGTAAGCGTGTGGGTTGGGCGCTGCTGCTGCAGGGGTCTCAGGGCACCGGCAAGTCTTTCTTCGCCGTCATGATGCAGCTGCTGCTGGGTACAGGCGTTACTAATCTGGAGCCGTCCGCTATCGAAGGGCGTTTCACCGGCTGGGCTCACGGCTCTACGCTTATCGTGATCGAAGAGATACGCATCAGCGGCACGTCAAAGTTCACGGTGCTGGACAGGATGAAGCCGTTCATTTCTAACGCGACGGTCGTCATTGAGGAGAAGGGCCGTGACCACAGGACGGTCCCGAATTTTAGCAGCTACCTGCTGTTCACCAACCACAAGGACGCGATCCCCATCGGCGACGGCGATAGGCGGTACTGCGCCATCTTCGGACGTGTACAATCGGAGGAGCAGTTGTACGCAGAACTGGATGGGCAGAGTGGTGCAGCGGCCTACTTTGACAGGCTGTTTACAGCAGTCCAGCACAACGCGGATGCACTCGCTTGCTACTTTGGGGCGAGGGTAATCTCCCCTAATTTTCATGCCAAGGGGCGTGCGCCGGAGACCGGAGCGAGGCAGGAGATGATCTCCTACGCCCTATCGCCTGATCGTTTAGCGCTGGAAGATGCCATTAGTAGGCACAATTGTGCAGTGATTAATGGGTGGATTGTGGACGTGACGTGGCTTAATCGATTGGCCACAGCAGAGGGTGAGGTGCTTCCGACAGGGGCTGGGCTCAGTCGGATACTGCTCGAGATGGGGTATGCGGCAATCGAGGGTCGAAGAATGCGTATTAAAAAGACGGGAACAAAACATTACGTGTGGATAAAAATAGGGCATAAACAGCCAGAGATGATAAAAAACGTAATGCGGCAGTTTCACGACGGCGACGAGATCGTGCCGTTTTAAGGAAAAGTGGGTGTGATAGGGGGTCTGGGCTCGATTGTTTTGTATCGCGCCCAGTATCGCGCCCAGCTATAAACCCTTAATATTACTATACTTATTACTCTACTGGGATCAAGGGATTAAGATAATAGATATATTGGTATATAGGATTTTATTATTTTATAGTGTAGTTATTAGTAGTAATAGTAGTAATAGCCGTTATATGAAAAACTGTACATAGGGGGTATGAAAAACGCGAAAAACGAGCCCTTTGAGCCCCAAAGGGGTAATAACTTATAGGAATCAATCAGTTAGGAAAACGGGTGTCGCGCCCATTGGATTTTTGGTCGCGCCCAAGGGTTAATTTTAGTGATTTCAGGAGTTTTATGAAGGCGAAGGTGAAGAGTGTTTACAACATGACCCCAGTACTCAAGGATGCCCTGCTGACGCGACTGGCAACGCCGGTAAAGCCGTTGGCGCTGCAGAAGAAGATTATGTCCCCCCAACAGTGGAAGTTCGTGCAGGAGCTGTGCAGCGGCGATGGGGGCGTGACGCTGAAAGAAGCGGCGATACGCGCAGGCTATTCGCCCGAGACCGCACGGGAGACGGCCCGACGATTGACGGACCCACAGAAGATGCCGCACGTCGTGGCGGCGATCCAAGAGTTCCGTGTGGAACTGGCCGAGCGGTACGGGACGAACTTCGAGCGGCACATGCGGGACCTGCAAAAGATACGCGATGCGGCACTGGAGGCTGGGAATTTTGGCGCAGCGGTGACGGCAGAGTACCGACGAGGGCAGGCGCTGGGGACGATCTATATCGAGCGCAAAGAGATCAGGATCGGGTTGATCGATAGCATGAGCAAGGAGGAGGTGATGCGGCGTCTCACTGAGATCCAGCAGATCTATGGCGGGGCAGGCGTCCCCGCGATAGACCACGGGTCCATCATCGACATGACCCCGGAGGAGATCGCCGTAGCGAGGACGCCACCACCCACCGTTGCCGAGGAGATGAAGGCCGATGAACTTGAGAGAAGAATTGCTGCTGAGGAGGCTCGCCGAGAACGTAAGCGACAGCACGGTCGAGCTTTGCTCACTAAAATCCACGGAGAGGAAAAAGCTGCACTTTTACGCCCTGATTTGTTTGAGACAGGCCGGGTTCATTATGATGACGATCAAGGTGACGCGGACGGTGAATGTGGGGCTGACGCCGGAGGAGGTGGGGTTCCATCAGCGGATGACGACGAACAAGTGTCCGACGTTCATTTTAATCCAGACGCACCCGCCGGGGACGACGAGGGCTTCGATGGCTAGTCTGAGGCTCTACACGGGGTCGCAGGCCGAAGATCTGTACTACAGGGGTACTGAGGTAGCGCCTATTGACAGCTGGCCTCTGGAGGCCGTTCAGTGGCGTATGCTGAGGTGGAAGCTGGTTGAGTAGGGGCGCATGGCCCCTACTCTGTGTTCACAGGATGAGCAGCGCCCCGATCAAAACGGCTAGGGCGCAGCAGAGCAGCATGGCGGCGAATTCTTTCATGCTGACACCTCGCAGGCCGACAGGTTTTTGGTCAGGCCAAGTTGTTGTTGGGCAAAATACCCAACGCTGTACGCCTGACGCTTTGCGCCTGTCCTGCTGGCGTAGCCAGACGCGCCATTGCCATCGATATCGATGACCTCAGTGATGGTTACCCGTTTGTCGCTGATCTTATCGGCCTTCGCTGTGATGCTGACACTGCGCCATCCGGCGTTGGTTTTTACTGCCGATTCGTATTTGATTATCATTTTTTTCTCCTGTTTTGGGTGGCTGTGATTAACTACAAAAGTTAATTTTTCTACAGCAAAAAATCGGCCAGATGGCTACCGCGCACCTCCATGTCGTAACCCTTGATTTCGTACACCGGCTCGTTTCTTTCGTACAGATAATTAGGCGCTGTGCGTCGGTACTCAATGGCAACAACAGTCCCCGGTTCAATGACATCTCCTTCGGCGTTATCGGTGAACAGGCGTTGCCTTGCAATGGCAGTCCTGAACAATTCGTATTTCTTTGGGTTAATTTGAAAGTCTACTTGGTTGTATGTTCGCATGGTATTCTCCTTGATGATGGCCATCCGTGGCCGGGGTTTAGTTAAGCTGCGAAACGATCCGCGTAAGCACGGATCGCTTCGATGCCGTCTTGCTGATAAGCTTTTGATCCGTAAGCGGGATCAATCTGATACCAATCCTCCAGTGACAGCTTTCCGCCTGACGCCAGCACCTGAGTTGTGGCGGCTGCCAGAGCTTCTGCTGCAGCTGATGCTTCTTCGCGCACATCGGGGAAGGACACAAAACCTTCTTCGTCTACCACGACCTCTGCACCTTTGAAATATTCGTAAGAGGCCCAGCGGCGACCAGCGCCATTCTCAACTACTACGTAAAAACCTTCTGCCGAATACTGTGTGCCGTCGTTGGTACGTCCGGCTTCGTAAAAATCACTAACTGCTGCTACCTGAAACATTTTCCTATCTCCTTTGACTCCGCAAGAGTGCGGTAGGTGTGTAGTATCCTGTAGTTGAGAGTGGTTGTAAATAGCTGAGAGTAACTTATTTTTAATGACCATCCGTGGCCGGGATTGGTTAGCTTACTTGCACGAAAACGTAACCAGTATTGGTGCCGCCCGCGACGAACTTACTGGCGAAGCCGGTGTCCTCCCCGAGCCAACCCAACTTGCGGGCCAAATATTCAGCCGCTTTGGCGTGACAATCTACGCCAGAAAGCTCATGCGGGTAGCCGATAAAGATTTTAATCCCAAACGCGGAGGTTGCGCTGATGCGCGACCCTTTTGTTTTGGTCGCGCCGTGGTACTTGGTCTGAATTGCTTGTAGTGCGTTCATTTTGATTTTCCTGTTTTGGGTGGCCGTCTTTGGCCGGGTGATTTACTCGCAAGTCATAATCCCAAGCGCAGACCCTCGATAGAATTTTTGGGAGCTACCGCTCCCGTATGTGTGGGTGTAGCTGACGCTACACCCCTCCGGTGCTGGCAGGGCTTCGCCCATGCCGATGTTCTCTTGGGCACTATGTGCCCACGCCGCGATTGCGGCATACTCGGCGTCCGTGACGGACGCAATCAATGTGCTGTACGACGAATAGATGTTCTTCATTGCTTTTTCCTGTTTGAGTGGCCGTCTTTGGCCGGGGGTTTAAATTAGGTCTGAGACCGCTTCGATTACGAAGCGCGTCAGGTCTTTAGTGCTGGTGCTGGTCGGGTGGACGAAGATCGAGTTGATCTTGTCGAACCCGTCGTCTCCGTCGAAGTAGACGTACCCTGCTCCGCGCACGGCCTCAATGTCTAGCGCCGGGTAGGCGGCCTTGAGGGCTTTGTTGACTGCTGCGAAATTTGCCATGATCAGTGCTCCTTTGAGCGGTGGCCGTCCGTGGCCGAGGTTGTTGTTAGATTGTGGTTCCCCAAGTTACTGTTTTGCCAAAAAATTCCTGTTCTTTGCACTCTGTTTCGCAAAATTGACCAGCTTCTTTGTATGTCGAGAAAAAACCAAAACTGTTTCCAGTCTCGTCCTGCACTTCATATGGCCTGCTATCATCTTCTTGCAGAATCCAAAGCTTGTATTCCTGAAGCGAGTAACTGTCCATTTCCTTTCCCCTTTGTCCCCGCGTTAGTGCGGCAGGTGTGTAGTATCCAATAGTTGAGGGTGGTTGTAAATGGTTACGAGTAATTTATTTTCGTTTTTAATGGCCGTCCTTGGCCGGGTGATTTTATCGGGCGTAAACCGAGTGGCCTTTGATCGACCACTTCTCGACGACGAGGCCGTTCTCGTCTTCGTCGATCACGACGTAGGCGACGGTCTTCAGGACCTTGGCGTATCTCCAGCCAGAGTCGCGCCCCTCCCAAGGGGTGGTGACCCACACCCGGTA